GTTCTGCAGGTTGACGCTGACGTTCGAGCGCTGCGGGGCCGCAATCGGGTTGCCCTCGCTGTCGATGTCGTTGTAGACCAGCAGAGCGCGCGTCTCGACCGCTGCGCGCTCCCACAGCTGCTCGACACCCTGCACGGCACGGCGCGAGCCCACCCAAGGCGACTTCGGAGCAGTGCCCATGTAGGCCAGCTGCTCGCTCATGTGGTAGTTGTAGGCCCGCTGCGGGTTCATCGCGCGCCGCGGAATTCCGCAGTACGTCAGCCGCCCGTCCTTGATGCCCCAATAGCCGTACACCGGTACAACGCCGATCGCATCGGCCGGGTAGTACGCCTCGTTGCCGTCGTCGTCCTTGGCCTGCTCGAGGATCGCCGCGCCGCTCATCGTGCGCCACTTCACGCAGCGCGTCTTGTCGGTGTAGTTGCGAATGAACGGCAGCGTCATGCCGGCCGCCTGGCACGCCTGGTGATACTCGTCCTCGCCGGCCGACTGCTCCTCGCCGTCAGCGCCGATGAAGACGATCACGTTGCGCGTCTTCTCGACCTTCAACCACTGCTCGGCGATGACGATGCTCTTGGCGTCGTCGCGGCCCGAGCGATTCCGCCCATCCTGGCCGAAGCTGACCTTCTCGGCCTTCTCGCCGAAGCGGCGCACGAACTCGCGCTCGCTCAGGGACGTCAGCTTGTAGGCGAAGTCCGCATCCGAGCCATCGAGCTGCACGCTCCACGGGTCGAACACAATGCGCAGCGGGTCCGCTTCCGAGCCGATACGCGGCTCTTGGTAGTTCAGCGCCCGGTCGGTGTACTCGGGGCGCACGATCAGGTAGCCGACACCTGTGCGTGCCGCCGACGTCAGCGCAATGCCGTAGTGCACCTGGGCCCGGCTGGCGTATTCGATGTGCCGAAGGATGCCGTCGATCTGCTCGGAGACCTTCACATCCGCACCGGAGCCGACCGGAACCGTGTGGATCGCGGGCGGGTTCTTCGTGACTTGGCCGGCGACATTGGCCACGTACTGGCCGGTGTGGTCAAACACCATGCACGGGCGCGCACCGCCTGGGTCCGTTTCCCGCTCCCGCTTTCGGGTGTCGTCCCACTGCTGCGGGTCCGACGGGTCGGAAAAGCGCAGATCCTCCTCGATCTGAGTGCGCTGGTCACGAGTCGCCGCGATGGCGTCCTCGTACATCTCCTGCGCTAGTTTCAGATCATCCATTAGATGGACCTCGCTCCCGCCGCGGCGGATTTCGTGAAGTCGTACGTCGGCACGACCGCACCGGCGCGGCGCGCACCTTCGCAGGCGTAGCGCAGCGCATCGATCACATGGTTGTTCTTGTCTTCCAGCACCGGCAGAACCTCCCCGGTCAGCGCGTCCGTCTTGTACGAGTACAGCGTCAGTTCATCGATCAGGTGCTTGCAGCGCGGATGGACCACGATGTCGAAGCTCTTGAGCCACTCGATGCCGTCCTCGATGGACTTCGCCCCTTTGATGGCCGCCCGAATCTTCGGGAAGCCGTTTTTCTGCATGTGGCTGATCGTCTCGGGCCGTGCGCTGTCGGCCGTGATCGGCCATTTCTCAGCGTCCGGCACCGACATGAACAGGTCAGGCAGATCCACGATCTCGCAGCCGACCTGCCACGCCTCGTAGGGCACGTACAGCGTGCGGCCCACCGCAGCGCACTGCACCAGCACGCTCGGGTCGACCGCAAAGCCCCAATCCGCGCCTTGGCGAAGCGTCCACGTCGGCTCGACGTCGAACTCCTCGACGCGCCAGTTCTTGAAGACCCGCGCCTCCGAATTGCGCTGGTACTCGCCCAGCCACACATGCGCGTACTTGTCCGGGTCGCGCGCCCGGTCGAACTCCATCTCCTGGCGCAGGACCTCCGGCAGCCACGGGTTGTCGGTGTAGTTCGCCTGGATCACGATGGCGCGGGGCGGCAGACTCTCGCCGCGCAACAGCACATCCACCGGATCGGTGTTCTGCGACGGGTTCCACGAGAACCACAGCTCGGATCCGTCCTTGCGGATGGTCGGGCGCAGCAGGTCCAGGCTTCGCTGGCTCAGGCTCTGCGCCTCCTCAACCCACGCGCCGTCGAACCCTTCCAGTGACTTGATTGAGTCGGCTGTGTGGTTCTGCATGCCCTGGAAGATGATCACGCCGCCACCGGGCGTGCCGATCTCGAACTTCTGAACGTCGAACATGTGCCCGACGCCAAGCTTCTGGATCTTGTCCTCCAGCAGCCGCTTGACCGATTGCTCTAGCGATTTCTGAATCTCTCGGATGCACGCCCAGCGCGTGCCCGGGTGCATCACGCACCGCTCAACGAGCATCTCCGCGAAGAAGTGCGATTTGCCCGAGCCGCGGCCACCGTGCGCACCCTTGTAGCGGGCGGGCTCCAGAAGCGGCAGGAAGACCCGAGGCGTCGCAATCTCAAGCTGCATTCGGGTCCACGATCACGCGGCGCACGACCTGAACCTCCAGCGGCGCGTCAGGATCGCCCGCGACCTGCACCGGGATCAGCTTGGGGTAGATGGTTCCCCAGAAGGTGCGCTCGTTGATCGGGTCTTCCTGAGCCCAGGCGATGAGTCGATCGACACCCCCAAGACCCTCAGCAGCCAGGGCGATTGCCTCCTTAGCTGTCTTCGTAGTCTTGTTGACAGCGCCCTTCGGTTTGCCGGGGTTGCCCTTGCCGAAGCGGGTCGTATTTTTCGGCTCCTTGGCTGCGGTCATGGTTCTTCTCCCGGCCATGGTGACGCTGCAGCGCAGCATCTCGGCAGTGGATGAATGGAGAGGCGCCCATCGGATTTACGCCGAAGCGCTGGGCGGACCGTGTTCCCGTCTCCCCTGATTCCGGTGACGGAGCCGGCGAAAGTCCCGGCCATTTACCCGTGGCCGGCCGCATCAGGTTTGCGGGATGAAGCGGGTGTGGGCGGGGCGCGGCAATGTGTCTAGGTGGCGCCCGGCTGATGCTCGGCGAGCTGCGGTGCCTCACGGTGACTGTCTGCCGGCCCCTATCTGTGGCGGAGCGTGTGGCCAAGAAACGACAAAGCCCTCACGATGGAGGGCTCTGACTGCTGCGAGCTTTGCACCGACGGGGCGGCCTCCATCATGGACGTGCCGCTCTTGTGCCAGTGCTCAGCTGCTGGGGCTGAGTCTAAAGCTGTGTTTCAGCGCGTGTCAAGCACTTCGCTCAGATTCCGCGATTCAGCAACATCTGCCGGCCGTTGCGAACCAGGTCCGCCAGCCCTTGCAGGCTCACGCCCAGCTCCCGCGCTGCCCCGCTCGGATTGCGCGGGTGCAGGTAGTTCCAGTGGATCGCCCGGCGGTGCTTGTCCGGCAGTGCAGCGACACCCTTGGCCACCGCCTGCGCGTCGATCGGGTCGACCGGAATGCTGGTGTCCTCGCCGTACGCCCGCTTGGCGTCGCTCGAGCGGTACAGAGAGAACATGGGCGAGCCGGTGCCCGACTGGCGCTGCGATCCCCGCGCCCACCTAGCCCAGTTCTCCAGCCGGTCGTGGATGCGCCACTGGCTGACCGGCACGGAGCTGAAGTCCACGAATTCCCGCTTCGGCCGCTCCCCGAGCATTGCCATGAAGTCCAGTGCGATTGCGCCCATCTATGCTGCCCTCCTGTTGCTGTCGTTCGCGGCCAGCGACGGCATGGCCCCCATCAGCTCCTTGAGCGTGATGCCGCGGCTGATACGGCTCGTGGTCACCACGGCATACGCCCTGAGCAGGCCCTGCTTCTTGAAGCTGACCGTGCCGGCCCTGGCCATGTCGTCCAGGGAGGCGCTGAGGTTGGAGACCACCAGCTCAGGCAACGCCTGCTTGATCTCGGGGACGGTCTGCCATTCGCCCGCTTTGAGGAGGTGCAGCCAGATTTCCTTCGATGCCCCGTGGCCTTCGCTTTTCATCCCGGTTCCTTTTCTTCTTTCCACTCCGGCACGCTGGCCGGCCACTGTCCTGCCGCACGGATGGCGGCCCTCGTCTGTGCACCCCACTGCGCTTCGTGGCCCCGGCGCATCTCGCGCGATCCGACCGCGCCTTGGTCGTGCAGGCGGTGGCAGCGCGGGCACAGCGGAAAGCACGTCCGGTCGTCCGTTTTCAGGCTCAGGCCCTTGCCCTGGTTGGCGTGAGCGGCCTGACTCGGGCCGGGGATGCCGCAGTCCGCGCACGGCATCGCAGCCACAAG